TCAAATCGATGTTTGTCTAAGTTTAAGAACTTACCAGCAAAGTAATCATAAGACTTATTTAGAAACCCCTGCATCTCATCAGCTACATCTAATATCCTCTTACTCATCATAGTCTCACTTTCTATATCCATAGTAGGAAACCTCTTTTGGATTAGGGGAAGAGCTGAATAGAATACTGAATCTGTATCGATATAAATACAATAGTCCTTTGTATCTCCTAACTCTTTATTGTAGAAGTGATTACCAATCTTTCTAGTAAACTTAATCAATTCTTGACCTGTAAGTGTGGTAGCCTCAGCATTATCTAAGTCATAGAAACGGAATACAGGTAATCCTAATACACCATATAAAGAGTTTAGAACCACCTTCTGAATCAACTGGCGACTTTTGAAGTATGTGTACTTATCATTATCACCAGCATCACCGAACTTCTTCATCAACTTTCTATACTCTACACGAGTATCAAACCACTTTTCTAATAGAGCTGGAATTAATCCTTTCTTATCACTACGATACATCACACCATTAGAAGATACTGAAACCTTATTGTTGTCTAAGAAATCTTTTAGTTCTGTTTCTGTAAGTTTACCCATCTCTCTATCGTCTGATTTTAGAGTGTAGGTTTTCTTATCTCCTCTAATAAATTCTTCTGCATCCCAACCGATAATCTTACCCATCTTTGTTTCAGGTGATATATTCAAAGACATAATAACAGACGGATACATAGATGTAATGTCTAAGTCAAATACCCAATCGTGTTTACCTCTTTGTGGTGGTTGTACATAAGCACCAGCAAACTTATCTCCATCTAGCTTCTCAACTCGTGGTGGTTTGTTTGGAGCGACTACACCTATGTTCTTTAGGTAAACTAATATAGCACCTTCTAAATAACGAGATGAGAAATAAACATCTTCATAAGGAACATGACCTACATGACATACACCTCGAGCCATATCGATGAAGTCCAACTTATCATGCAATCTTTTTACAAGCCTAACGTCATGTATGTTATACTCCACAAACTTATCTATATTGTTTTCATATAAGTCATTGAGTGTGCCTGTATACTCTACCTTCTTCTCACTTAGTTCATGTTCAGCTACAGCATCCAATCTATAAGAGGATAGTTGAGTATATGTAAATAGTTTGTATAGAGCTAGGTAATCTAAACAACTAACACCAGCGAACATATATCTCTTACGATGTTTGTTCCATTTGACTTCTCTTATTGGAGAGATTAGGTTAGCTATGTCTGAACCAACTATCTTACAAGCTCTGTTGTAAAGGTAAGGCATATCAAATGTATCGGAGTTCCAACCTGTAATAATGGTTGGTTTCCAATCTAAATATTTTAAATAAAATCTTTGTAGTAAATCAAACTCACTCTCAAAAGATTCGATAATCACATTATCTTTTGATTGTAAAGTAAGTTTCTTTTTATCATCCAATACGAAACAATAATACTCATCCTCACATGAGTCATGAACTGCGATAGCAGTTATCTTATCATTAGCGTCTTCTGGATATGGAAACCCATCAGTAACCTCAACCTCAATATCGATTGTGAGTATACGATGGCCTGTAGATAGTTCTTCTGATTCAGGATATTGGTCAACCAATGTACGAGTTTCTGGTGGTACATCTGATTCAAATAAGTTTGGTGTGTCTGGTTCAAATCGATAAACCTTTCTAAGTCTATCCCCATACAAAGATATATGATGTCCGTTCCTATCCTTTACATAGGCATATCTTTTATATGGTAATGTGAAATAACCTTTCTCATCATCCCAAATATGAACTGTTTGTTTTTTATTATCGAAATAACAATTTTGATACATTTAGATTATAAAATCCCCATTTTCAACACTTAAAGCTACGAATAAATTTAATAAAAGTCAAGAGTTTTTTTGATAAAAGGGGGGAAATTAATCCCCCCAACTTTACCAATTAGAAATTGACAGATAGTCCTACGTTGAAACTTCTTGGTGTACCCAAGAATACTTCTGCGTTATGAGCAGCGTGAACTTTGTCACCATACCCATTGTACTTACTATTGTCAACAGCGTCCTGAACATAAACTTCGTCAAGAACGTTAAATATATGACCACTAAGTGTCATATCTAAACCAGCAATCTCTGGTAGTTTGTAAGATAGATGCATATCTAACTTACCATAAGATGGAGTCTTCCATACTTGCGCTCTGTCAGCATCACCATCAACCTCACGAGAATCAGGACTCCAATCTGAATAGTGGTTATCATACCATCTATAAAGACCTTGTACCCTTAACCCATCGATAGGTTTAATGGTCAATCCACCAACATAAGCAGTTTGTGGCATGTCTCCGACTTTAAGGTTATTAAGAGCATACTGATACTCTGTAGAAGTCTGACCGATAATCTGACCTTCTTCATTGTATTCCATCTCTGTATAATCACCTTTAGCATCTCCATCAAAGTACCAATCACCAACACTAACGGAGACATCTAAGTCAACCATTTCGTGTAGAGCGACTTTAGATTCAATCTCTACACCTGAGTGTGATTGATTTACACCTGTAAGATAGATGATATCAGTATCACCTGATGAACCTTGACCTGTTGAAACAGATTTAGTAAGGTTTCTATCTTGCCATTGTGTATTGTAGTAACTACCTTTGATAGCAACTAACTCACTTCCATATTCTCCACCGATTTCGAAAGATGTGAACTTCTCATTGTCTGGATCTGTAGATACATTTCCATCATAGTCAATCACATTATCTAAGATTGGTGGTTTTTGAACATATCCGATGTTAGCAAATGCTGATAGTCTGTCGTCAAGATTATATCTACCACCACCTTTAACCTGAAAGGAAGTAATAGCGTCAGCCTCAACAACTTCTTTTTCTACAGAGAAGTGGTCTTGATAGGTATATCCGATGGTTGAAATACCACCCATACCATAAAGATTAAATTTCTCTGTATCGTACTGACCTTGTAGGAAAGCACCAAACCAATCTACTGTGGTTTCGTTGTGGTAGGCAATGATATCACCTAACCTAACAACTTTACCATCAGGAGCATTATCGTCAGCAAAGTCTACATAGTAGTCTCCACCGAGTAGGTCACGAACTTCTCTAGCGTGTTCAATACCAGCAGTTCTCCAATCAATACCAACTTGAACTTCAAGTTCGTCTGAGACATCATAGTTTAACTTTGAAATCAAACCATAAGTATCTTGTCTATTGATTGAATTACGAAGAATACCAGTAGAACGATTTTCGGTATCAGAGAAAGCAGAATCTACATTAGCAGAGTTCTCAGCTATCTCTCCGTTCCAATCCCACATCCAAGGTGAAGATGCATACCATCTTTCTCCCTCAACTGCAGGTGTTCTACTAACACTACCATAGGTTCCTGTACCACCACCAGAACCACCACTCCAATAAGCAACAGATGATAATCTAATGTCATCGTTGATATCGTAGAAATGATTTAGGTTTACAAGTGGTTTATGGAAGAAGTTCTCTCTTTCATTTAAGAAATCAGAACTATACCTATCGGTAGTCTTCGCACCATACATATACCAATATTGTTTTCCTTTGTAGTCGGAACTAACAGGAGCCCAATTTTGGTTATAGAACCTACCAGCTTCAGTTTCAAACTTCTCACCAGCAACGTAAGCTGAATCATTGTATCCATCGATACTACCAGCCAACTCTTGAGAGTAAGTAGCTATGTTCTGTTTGTATAGGTTCTGTCCATGTCTCTGTGGAGCACCAATAGCATATAGTTCAACCCTTTGGTCATCACTAATAGCATATGATGTTCCTAAATAATAAGCCCAAGCGTCTGTCCATGTTCCATCAATAAAACCATCACCAGTTTTACGAACAATCGTTCCACTTATTGCCAACTTATCATTGATTAGACCTGAGTTGTAGTTGATAGTAGACTTTAGAAATCCACCCTCTCCTACTTCTTGTTTGAACTTACCACCTTTCTCCTGCGCTGCAGGGTCTGTGATTATGTTCATAGTTCCACCAATTGATGGAGTTGCCAAGTTAACTGCTGATAGTCCTCTCTGCATTTGGATAGAGGATGTAGCATCACCTACACCATCCCAATTAGACCAATAGACCCAACCGTTTTCCATATCGTTTTGAGGAACACCATTAATCATAACAGCAACGTTTCTTTGGTTGAAACCTCGTACATTGATACGAGCATCACCAGCACCACCACCTTGTTGTGTAGCGTAGACACTTGGTGTAGTATTAAGAATCATTGGAATGTCTTGTGAACCAAGTCTGATTTCCATCTCTTCTTTACTAACGTTAGTGTAAGCCACAGGTGTTGTTTCATCAGCTCTAGAAGCAAGAACCTCTAATGCTGACATAGCAATAGCATCAATCTCTAATGAGAAATCAACTACCACATCACTTGAATCCACTATAACTACTTGAGTTACAGGTGAATACCCAATGAATGAAGCGATAACATTGTGTTCACCAGCAGGAACCTCAATAGAAAAAGCACCATCAACTCCTGATACAGTTCCTATCTCACTACCCTCAATGACAATGTTAGCTCCAACCAAAGGCTTATCCTCACCACTAATAGTCCCACTAATCGATTGTCCGAAAAGGAAAATCGGTGTAAGGAATACTAGCAATGATGATATTAGATTACGTTTATTCATAAAAACGTCTCCTTGTGTTTTCATTAACTGAGTTAAGACACATTTTTCCACAGGTGTGTCGTCTGCCTGTCCGCAAGTTTAATTTGCATAATCTTGGTCATCATTATCACCAGTTGTTGGAATAATCTCACACGAATCATTATTACAGAACTTATCTACTTCTGCTTCTTCATGTTTGATTACACCAAATGAAAGTTTACCAAGTTTCTTAACTTGTTTATTGTACTCTTTCTCATCTATAGCTTCATACGGCATTTGTGGATATGCTCCGTAATCATGTCTTGGTAAAAGGGATATACCTTTTAGATGATATTGATAATAATTTAGAGCGGGTGCTATTTGGTCACCCTCTGTTTCTGGATTGAATGTAACCGTACAACTTACTTGATTGTCTGCCCAATGTCTTTGCATAAAAGCAGCTAAACTGAATTGTTCCCATATCGATAGGTCAGCCGCTGTTCTTATTCCCTCTCCAACATCTACTGGCACTTCAACAACCATTGTTGTGTCTTCTGAACCAAAAGCAGGTTCTATTTTATATCCTGCTTTTTTCATAGGTTCTAATAATTCTGAATGTTTTGAAACCCTAATTCTTCTAATATAGAATCTACTTTCGGGATAATGTAAACCTGGAGTAGAGCCAGCCAATAATGAAACTGTACCACTAGGTTTAACTGAAGTAGTTTTGATTGAGTTCGGTACAGCGAACCAATCAGAGTACACATCATCCCATTCTTGTATGACATCATATCCATCATTTAACCACTCCTTTAGTTCTCCTAATCCTCTATGAGTGATGAACTGAGCGATACCACTTACTGAACATCCTATTCTTCTGTTTCTTAACATAACTCTGTTGGTTTCTGACCAATGTGTTCTACCCAAAGTAACTGTTTTAGCATATAGATAAGCATACTTTAGTGTTCTCGCATAGTCCTCGAAATCATCATGATTATCAGGAAATGTTTCTACTAAACAACATAACTCATATGATTCCAATGTTTGTTCTAAACATGGATTACCACCCATAGCTCTATGGTCTTTATCATCACCACCATTCTTCATACGAGAATAGGTTCTCATATTATCCAACCAAGCAAAACCTGGTTCTCCATTATCTACTATTCGTTTGGCAGCTTCAGTATAATCCATACCCAATTCTGCAAATATACTATTATTACTTGTCCATCCATATTGGTCTCTGTGTGGGTTTACTTCATAGTTTTTTAAATCTAAATATTCTTCTGAATCAGGATCTCCAAATACAATCTCAGCTGTTCTTCTTACATTACCAGCTACTACACACTTTCCTATAAGATTCATAATATCAACAATTGTAGTGATTGTGATTGGTTCTCCACTATTCTTTTCTAATACGTTTCTGATATCTTCATGTACCTCTTCCAATGGTTCATAACCACTAGCAACACCACCGAACCCACTTATCGGTTCACCAGCTGCTCTTATCTTTGAGTAATCAAACTTCATCGGAGCGGTTCCATGAAAGTAACTTTCTAACAATAATTTTAGAGACTCAACCCAACCCTCACGAGTATCTGGCACTTCGAATACCTGTTCGTCTCTTTTCTTTTGTATACCTTTGACGATTATCTCACCAGCTCCTTTTGTATCGAATCCAACACCGACACCTAACATACTAGCATCCATAAGGAAACAGAATGGTTTAGCATAATCTTCTTTTAGAGTTTTTGTTGATACGAAAGCACAATTGTTGAGAGCTGCATATAACCCTTTGTCTTCTGTAATAGGAGTTCCCATAGCCCAAAGTCCTCTGCCTGGTGGTAGGAACTTCATAGTAAAAATTCTTTCATACATATCTTGGGCTGACTTCTGAGCCTGCCATGCATTCCAACCTAATTCATGAGACTCAATCCATCTCTTTTGCATTGTGTAAGTTCCCTCTACAACCCTTTGTACAGTTTCCCACCATCTCTCATTTTTACCATCTTCTTTTATTCTTGAGTAGGTTCTCATATAAACCAACTCACCTAATCCGTTAAAACCAAAAGGAGCCTTTTTCCTTTTGTACTTGTTAATAAAATTCTCTGACAACTTGAACTTTTCCATCGTAACTCCTATTTATTTTTTTTCTGTACACAATATTAAATATAATATATACCAATTCTTATTACTCAAATCCACCCATATCTTTATATTTTTTTGATAAAGTTTGTCGTAGATATTCTTCTGAATTATCCATCTTACCTTGAGCTTCTTTACCACCCTGCGTTGAAGCCTCATACACTTGTATGTGGCCTGTGTTTGTATTGATTTCTGCAGGAAAGGTTATTCCATCAATACCAAATCTGTTTTTGATTACATGAACTCTACCTGTATTTGCAATCTTATCTTCCACCTTACGACTTACCGACATAACAAAGTCAGCGGTCATCACCTTACTATAATCTTCAGCAACCTTAGTAGCATCAATCACATCCTCTTCCAACGAACTACGATTAGCCTGAGAGGCTGTCCATATAGGAATATCAAACTCACCAGCTATACCACGAAGATTCTCATAGGTTTCACCTGTAGCATGTCTCTTCTCTTTATAGAATGTAGTTGGTTTTAGGATATCAGCATAATCAACTATGACAGCATCAGGTTTGATTTCTTGTATCTCCATCTGTTTAAGATGAGAGGCTAATGTGTTTACCGAAGCGGAACGAGTTGGATAGTATTTAATAATCAACTTACCTTTTAATCCATCAATCACTTTCTGAACATCATCTTGATAAAACTTTATATTAGCGGTTGGTGTTCCACTAAACACTGTATCATATCTAAGTCCAACATAAGACTCATTTAACTCTAATGTATAATGAACTACAGTCTTACCTTGCTTTACTAAGTGAGCCGCTAAAGATTGTAAACACCAAGTCTTACCGATACCAGCAGGCGCAACTAACACACCCAACTCACCACCAGCTAATCCACCATCCATTACACCATTAACAGAATCCCAAGGTGTTGGTAAAGTTTCTCTTACTGATTCTGTAAGTCTATCATTTAGAGATATAATATAGTCATGTCCTAAATCTCTTTCACTACCAGCTTTCATAGCCCCATCGATTAGAACCTTTATCTCATCATACTTTTTCTGTTCTAATAAATCTACTGATTCCATAATAGAGTTTTTAATAACCTGATTCTTACAGAAGTCTAATGCTTCTCCTTTTACAAACTCCAAATCAGTAGCTTCTATATTTCTCCAAGCATCCTTTAGATTTTCTATAACAGATACTTTTAGAATCTCATCTTCCATCTGATTTATTTTTATTTTCAGAACTTCTAATGTAGGAGCTTTTCTATACTCCATAAAGTATTTACTTATTTCTTTTGATAACCATTTGTTTGCGTCTGAGTCGAAGTATGCTGATTCTAATATGTCACTTATAGTTTGTATAAACTTATTGTCCGATAATAAAGATGAGATTATCTTTGATTGGAATGTCGGACCAAACTGATTAAAATTCTCACTCGCCATATAATTCTTTTCTTTGCTTTTCCTTTAGTTCCATTTGTTTTTTCCTACGATAACGTTCTCTAGCTTTTGCTTGTAGAATCGCTCTATTCCTATGGTAGTATTCCATAGACCACTTTCGTTGTGCTTCCTTTCTTTCTGTTTCTGTATTGTATTTACGTTTTCTTCCCATGAGTTTTCTCAGCCATTTGATTTAGTTTGGCAAAACATTGAACTAACCAACTATCCATATTTGGTAGGGTAGCGAACAATCTGTCCTCTATGAATCTTTTCTGAAATTGTATCTTGTTCAATCTGTTGATTGGTTCTCTGACTTTATCTAAGATTTTAGTTTTAGCAGAAGCGCTGATGTCTACTTCATCTAACTGCATTAACATATAGTTTCTTTTCAATAACTCCTCACTCTCTTTGAGCTTTTCATCTTCTTTAATAATGTCGTCTATATTAAGTATCTTGTCTTCTAACAAAAATGGTAATTTTTTTTGAATAGTTTTCAATCCCCATCCACGAACTCCATCTATATTATCAGACTTATCTCCATCGATTGACCTGTAGACAGCGAAGTTATGAGATGGAATACCATAGTCCTCTAATACCTTTGGAGGATCGTACATCTTCTTTTTCGTTGGTGACCAAACCGATACTCTGTGATTTACCAACTGAAGAAAGTCTTTGTCCGTAGACATCAAAACTATCTTTGATGTTTTCATCACCTGTTTTGTGAGGTAAGCCATCGTATCGTCAGCTTCTATGTTCTCTATTGTTATTGTTGTTATTGGAAGATAATCTAAATAGTCAATGACTCTTGTTAACTGAATAACCATAGATTGATGTTCATCTTCCTTTGTGTTAAAGTCGTAGGAACGATTAAGTCTTTCTGACATATTCCTACCAGCTTTGTAATCTGGAAATAGTTTCTTTCGGCGGTTAGACCCACCTTTACCATCAAATACTATGACAGTTCGGGTAGGCCTAATAGTCCTAATAGCGTATCCGATTGACCTAAGAAAACCAACTATTCCCCCAACATGAGCTCCGTCATCATTGAGAGTTGGTATAGCGCTGAAACATCTTATGAATGTATTCAAGCCATCTATAATCAATACCTTATCGTCAGGTCCTTCCGAATCTAACTCACCGCCTTTTTTCTTTATTTCTTCAAGTATCGATAAATACTTTGAGTTACTCACCTATCACCTCATCTGTAATCTCAACATCATCGATACCGATTTCAGCTTTGTTGTATTTAAGGATTATCTTATCACATATCAACTGATAGCAATAATCTTTAAACTCTTCATCTTCCAGCTTCTCAGCCCAATCCTTAGATTGAAACTTAATCTCTTCACCATTGTGGTCTTTCATAGTATACCATGCACCACCAACTTTAGCGAGATTATGTTCTTTGAGAACCTGTAACCAACTACCCTCATCATCAATACCACTTTCGAAATAGAGAGGGAACTCCGCTTTTCTCAACGGAGGACCCAATCTATTCTTTATGACCTGAGCGAGAATAGTCATTCCGATGACATTTTTCTTACTATCTTTTATCTGACCTTTGTTCTTTAGTCTGATACGAGTAGAAGAGTGAAAAGGTAATGCTTTACCACCACTTGTTGTCCAAGGGTCTCCAAACATTACACCAAGCTTTTGTCTTAGCTGATTTGTAAAAACTAATCCGATTCTCTGTCTTCCAATCATCTGAGTAATCTTTCTCATAGCTTTAGATATTACAATAGCCTTTGATGTAGCCCAACCATCTTTATCATAGTCGGCATTTAACTCAACCTTTGTTGTAGCAGCAGCTAATGAATCAACTAAGATGGTTACTAACCTATCCTTATCTGATTCTCTTACCTTTGTTACAATCTCTTCGATAGCTTCGAATATATCCTCTACGGTTTCTAAGTGAAGATACAACATCTTATTTATATCCACACCTATCACACCTAAGAAATCTTCACTAACAGCTGTCTCTGTATCTATATAAACAGCAACACCACCTTTTTTCTGAGTCTCTGCGAGTAGATGAGCACCGATTAGAGATTTACCACTACTTTCCAAACCATTGAGTTCTGTGATTCTACCAACTGCAATACCACCATTAGGGCGATTAGAAATAGCCAAATCCAACATAGTTGAACCTGTTGAAACAAACTCCTTTACATCTGTAGGTGTATTATCTGTACCATCTAAGAAGTAAGCAACTTTGTAATCTTTGAATTTCTTATTTAGAGAGTCGGCTAGAACCCCAGCTAAATCATCTTTAACTGACATATATTTCTCCTGTTAGATAGTGGGTGTGTCCGGCTTTTATTCCTATACTGGATGCACACACTCGGTTTTATTAGTGTTGGCTTCAACACCCACTACACTTTATTTACTTATTGAATAACTCATCAAATGCAGCACTAGCATCTTCAACTTTTGCTGAGTCAGCTACTACTGACGAAACTTCAGTTTCAGTTCCACTTTCGGTTGATGCATCATCTGGATTCAACCAAGTGTTAAGAACATCTGTAAGTTCCTCATAAGATAATTCCTGATATAATTCAGTAATGTCTTTTTGGTTTTCTAAGAGATTTTCCAATTGTGCCTTATCCTCTACGATAGGATTCTGATTAGGTTTAACACGAATGGAAGTCTTAGGAAAGGAAGCACCACTTTCTTCAGCAGTAATGAACTCTACTGAAACATCACGACCACTTACGGCATCTGTGATATCACCATAGTCAGGGTCTGCAATTACTGAAAGTAGTTCTTGATAGACAGTCTTACCAAATCCCCAAAAACGAACACCTTGTGACTCTTCACCTCTAACGATGACAGGAGCAAAAGTTCTCATTTTGGCTTCTAACTTACGAGCCATCTGATACTCTTCTCTGTTACCGCTAGTCTTTAGCTTTTGAGCAAACTCTTCGATTGGGTCTGGACGACCAAAAGAGATTGGTGAGAGATAGGTTTTGTTATTCAAACCGAAATGAAAGAACAACTCAATAAAAGGATTATCCTTATTGTGCTTGTAAGGTAACACTCTAATGACTTGTTTTCCTGGTTGAGGTTTCCATAGGTTTGAAGTCCTATTGTTTGTTGTTTGAAGTTGATTAAGACGCTTACGAATAGAATTAATATCCATTTTTTATTCTCCTTATTAGTTAATTAGCATTTTCAAGTTACTGTTGTAACCATTTGATAATAAGTATATGGTTCTAAAACCAAATACAATTATTTTTTTACTTTTCTTTATAATTTTTTGTATCAACAATACTGTGTATCTTTGTTGGTATTTTGTTAAGTCCGTTCTCATTTGTTAGTAGTAAACTATTATAGTAATCATCCCAAGGTATAGGAAATCTTTTATCAAGCACACCACCATTTAGTTCTCTGATAACTTCGTTCAGAGCATTGATTGTATATAGTGTGTTGCTTTGTTTCTTTCTATGTAATGATATAGTGT